CCTGACCGCGGCGAAGATGGCGCAGCGAATGCGCGACCTCGGCGGCGAGCCCATCTCCCTCTTCTTGAAAGGCCGGGCGGCAAGGTGCTGGCGCTTGCCAAGGTTTGCCAAACAAAACGCACCGTTTGAGACCCACGAGCAAAAGCAAGGGAGCCCCTTCTGATGTTAAAAATTGACGGACATGACAACGCGATCCTCGGGCCAGCTTTAGTCTGGGGCAAGGATGGCACAAGAACAGAGGTACTTGCCTACGATGCTGAGATCATCAGGGACAACTTGATGAATGACGGCATGACCAGCGAAGAGGCTCGGGAGTTTATTGAGTTCAACATCGAAGGCGCTTATGTTGGAGAAGACACTCCGATTCTTGTCTGGACTCAGGACGAGTGGTTTGATCAGTGAACGTCAAGAAGATCTTCGGTCCTCCAGGTAGCGGGAAAACGACGTACCTGCTCGGCATTGTTGAGCAAGAGCTCGACCGTGGAATATTACCCGTTGATATAGGCTACTTTGCGTTCACCCGCAAGGCGGCCAATGAAGCAAAAGAACGGGCGATAGTCAAGTTCCCACAGCTCAACGCCGACAAAGACTTCCCCTGGTTTCGCACGCTGCACAGCTTGGCGTACAAATGCCTGGGCATCACTCAAAAGGACATGATGTCCGAAGAGCACTACCGGGAGTTTGCCGACCAGGCAGGGATTTCAGTCAGTGTGAGCTACGGAGACGAGTCCTTTGTCACCCAAGTAGACCACCCTTTGTTGAACGAGATAAATATAGCCCGTATCCGGGGACAGGACCTGCGGACTTACTACAATTCTACCAAGATGCAGTTCGAGTGGCACCACTTCGAGTACATCGAGCGCTCCTACCGGCACTACAAACAAAGCAGAGATTTGCTTGACTTTACCGATTTGTTAGAGCACCTACTGCTTGACACCGCCAGGCTGCCCCACCTACAGACCGTCATCATTGACGAGGCACAAGACCTCTCTCGTCTGCAGTGGGACATTGTCAACGCACTTGTATCGCGTAGCGTTACAGGCTACATCGCAGGCGATGACGACCAAGCGGTCTACACCTGGGCCGGTGCAGACGTTGCAAGCTTTCTCTCCCTGCCCGGCGAGATTAAAGTCCTCAACCAAAGCTACCGGGTCCCGGCCACCGTCCACAAGCTGGCCGATACCGTTGTCAACCGCATTCGCTCCCGTCAACCAAAGACCTGGCTGCCGCGGCAGTTTGATGGGGAGGTTTGTACGTACAATGACTACACACACGTGGACGTCTCAGGCGGGGAGTGGCTCATCCTCGCGAGCACCAATTACCTGCTCAATGACATGAACGACTGGCTGCGCAGCCAAGGCCTACTCTACGAGCGCCACGGACAACGGAGCATTTCAGAGAACGTACTTTCTGCGGTGATTGGGTGGGAGAATCTCCGCAAAGGTAAGGAGATTTCGTATCCTGTACTAAAGAACGTCTACCGCTACCTCGACACAGATTTCGTCAAGCATGGGTACAAAACCCTCAAGCACGCCGACCCAGAAAAGCTCTACTTAATGCAAGAGCTCAAGAATTTCCAGGGCCTGCTCAATGAAGCAATCTGGCACGAGGCCTTAACAAAGATCAGCGACCACCAGCGCGATTACATCATCGCAATGCTGCGCCGGGGAACGAAAATCACTGGTAAAGTACCCATCAAACTATCCACGATCCATGGAGCCAAGGGCGGAGAAGCAGACAACGTGCTGCTTCGCATGGACTTGTCAACCAAGTTCGTCAACGAATCCACTCGCTCCAGTGACGATCTCAACCGACTCCTCTACGTTGGTATTACCAGAGCTCGCAAGACCTTGCACCTGGTGCTGCCAAAGGACGAACAAAAAGGATTTAGACTGTGACCATTCCAATGTTCCCACGCCAAACAGAGTGGGTTCCTCCCTCATCATTCCCCGACCTATCTAACGCAAAGGAAATCGCAATTGACCTCGAAACATGTGACCCTAACATGGAGCGTTACGGCCCAGGATGGCCAAGAAAAGACGGCTACATTGTTGGTTACGCCTTCGCTGTTGACGGATGGTCTGGGTACTATCCTGTTAGACATCAAGGTGGAGGGAATCTTGACCAAGGGATCGTTGAACGATTCGTCAGAAAAGTTCTTGAGCTTCCCTGTGACAAGGTCATGCACAATGCCGCTTACGACTGCGGATGGCTTTTGGCTTCTGGATTTAAAGTCCAAGGGAGAATCATCGATACGATGATCGCAGCACCGCTGATCGATGAAAACCGATTTAGCTTCTCACTCAACGCTCTGGGCTTCGACTACCTCAAAGAAGTCAAATCCGAACAAGGACTTAAAGACGCCGCGGCAGACTTTGGCGTTCACGCCAAAAAAGAACTCTGGAAGCTCCCGGCCATGTACGTCGGTGACTACGCGGAGCAAGACGCAGCTCTCACCCTCAAGCTCTGGCAACACTTCAAGACCGTCCTGCGCAAAGAAGAAGTCGAGCACATCTTCGACCTCGAAACGGAACTTTTGCCCGTTTTGATCAATTTGACCCATAAAGGCATCCGATTTAACAGGGACCACGCCTCACGGCTGGTCCAAAAAATGTCAGAAAAGGAGGGTCAACTTCTGACAAAAATTGCTCAGATTGGTGGCAGCAAGGTAGACGTCTGGGCCGCTGCAAGCATTGCTATCGCTTTTGACCGCCTTAAGATCGATTACCCCAAGACGACCACCGGCCTGCCAAGCTTCACCAAGACCTTTTTAGACACCCACGAGCACCCAATTGCCAAGCTCATCATCGAAGCTCGGGAGCTCAACAAGACTTACGGCACCTTTCTGCAGCCCTATCTGCAGTTTTCTGAATTGGATGGCCGCATCCACCCACACATTAACCAACTCCGATCGGATGACGGGGGCACCGTCACTGGCCGGCTCTCCATGGCCAACCCCAACCTCCAGCAAGTCCCCGCGCGCCACGAAATCATCGGCCCGATGGTCCGCAGCCTGTTCCTGCCTGAGGACGGAGACCTTTGGGCCGCCTGCGACTTCTCCTCTCAAGAGCCTAGACTACTGGTGCATTACGCCTCTCTGCTTGACCTTCCCGGAGCCGAGACCATGGCCGAGGCCTACCGACAGGATCCCAACACCGACTTTCACCAGATGGTTGCCGACATGGCTGGCATCGGCCGCAAGCAAGCCAAGACCATCGGCCTGGGGCTGACCTACGGCATGGGCAAAGCAAAGCTCGCCGCTCAGCTCGACCTACCGGTAGAAGAAGCCAGCGAACTGATGACCCTTTTCCACCAAAAGGTTCCCTTTCTCAAAGGCACCGTCAACGCTGTCATGAAACGCATTGAACACCCCGCGGCCAACGGCGCCATCCGCACACTGCTCGGCCGCAAATGCCGCTTCCCCCTGTGGGAACCCACCGAGTGGGGCGTCAACAAGGCCCTCCCCTACGAACAAGCGCGCTTGGACTACGGACCAAGGATCAAGCGGGCCATGACTTACAAGGGTTTGAACCGCCTGATTCAAGGCTCGGCCGCCGACCAAACCAAGGCCGGCATGGTGGCCCTGCACAAGGCCGGGTTCAATCTGCTTCTCCAGGTCCACGACGAAATCGCCCTCTCCGTCAAAACTAAAGACGAGGCTTACGAGGCCGCCGAAGTTATGCGCACCGCCGTCAACCTAGAAGTACCCAGCAAAGTTGACGTAGAAATTGGCCCTTCCTGGGGCGAAGCGGTATGATGGCTTGGGGCTCATTCTCCTGGCCCCTTCATGTAGTCTCCTTGGTAGTTTTTGCCGGGCCACATGGGGCCCGGCTTTTTTCTGCCTTGACAGGTGTATAAGATGGTGTATATTTAACGAAAGAAAGGAGAGCACATGGAACTACCCGTAGTACCTGTAAAAAAGAAAAAGCCTTCGCCGTCCAAACGCAAGACGCCTTGGATGTCTGTTGCTATCCGAGGAGACGTCTATGCAAGGCTTCAGCAGATAAGCGCTGATGCCGGAGACCCGTCCTGTGCGGAGACTGTTAGAAAATTTGTTGACAACGCCTACGAGGCAAGAAAGGAGAAAGAAGATGTACCTTCCACCAGTACAGAGAAACGAAATGTACCGAACCGAACTGAATATCGAGCTCGATATTAGGTTCGAGGTCTACCCTGCCGTGGCCGGTCATACCGAACCGGGATCTGGGGGCCTCAAGCTCGAACCAGACTTCCCGGCTCAAGTTCACATCGTCGGCGTTTTTCTGGCCGGCGATGCCCAGCAAAAAGTCAATATCGTTAAATTGCTATCCGACGAAGAGATTGAATGCCTCGAAGCAGACATCTCCGACGCTCTTGAAATTTAGAAAGGAAGAAAGATGATTTACCCCAGCTACTGTGACGCCATTGCACACAGCCTCTCCAAACTTTTGCATGCAGCGGCATCAGGCGCCTTAAACATCGACCTCGACCGGGCCGAGAAAGTCATCAAGGCTGTCGGGCCCACCAAACTTGATTTGTCCCCCAAGGGCTATTACCAAAGCACCAGGCGCCAATTCGTCGTAGCCGATGTTAACGGCCGTATGTACACAGTAACCATTGCGGAGGCCGGAGATGACAAGTGACAAAGCACTCGTTGCTAATTTGGACTATTGGAAAAACGTGGCGGACAAATACCGTCAGGAACGTGACGCTGCTCTGCGCGAAGCTGAGTTGGTTAGGGAGATTCTTTTAAAACAAACAGGAAAAGCCTACGACGGCGATGACTGGCTGCGCGAAATAGCGCGGACCAAGTCAAATAACAGCGTTTGGCGTTGGATCAAATCATTCTTTTAGGAGCAGACATGGACTTGGACTTGGAATCAAAGATTGAGAACGACCTCTACAAAGTCAAAGGCCTGGTTGGCCTCTGCATGGATTCGCTCGGCCACGAGGGCAACAGGGACGACATCGAGACCGTGCTTTGGGCCGCTCATGATTTACTTGAAGCCCTCGAAGAAGACTTCTCCGCGTACGTTTACAACCGCTTTTCAGAAAGAAAAGAACATGAAAGAGAAAACAACGTCTGGAAAAAACTTACATCCGAGTGGAATGACGATGGAGAGATGGAACTGGCCGTTCAAGACCCCACAGGAGAGGATCCTTACACAGCGATATTTCGAGAAGTTAAAGAAGGAAAATCCCCCGGCGCCACTATGAAGAAGGGTAAAAAGAAATGATCATCCGCGGCCAGACCTTGAGCCAAATCATGGGCGAAGAACCAATGCCTGGACAGGTTTTCCCTCCTCCCGACCTGATCAACAGCCCCAAGCACTACACCATGGGTGGCATCGAAACCATCGACTTCATGAAGGCCAAGTCCACCCCCGAGGAGTTTCACGGCTACCTACGACTGACCGTGCTCAAGTACCTCAGCCGCGGCCCGTACAAATCCGACACACTCGAAGACTACAAAAAAGCCCGGTGGTTCTTGAACCGACTCATCGAAGAGCTTGATCATGTCAGGAAATAGCATGCTCGCCGCCGCCATCGCAGGAATAATCATCGCCCTACTTTTATCCTGATATAATCTTCACTCTAGAAAGGAGAATGCTGTGATCACTAAACAAGAATCGTGGTACACGTTTACCGCGAATGACCTCTTAGAAGAAGGCAACCTATCAAGGCACGCCGTCCGCCTTCGCCTATC